AGGTCATGGCCTTAGTCAAGCTGCGGAGTTTCAAATTTTTAAACGGCGAACTCCTGCTCAAGATTACCACGTTGGTACAAACATAACAGGATCAATTACTGGTTATGAATTTAATAACGCCACTGCAAGTGTTACTGCTGCGGTTACTGCATTTAATGCAACCACTACAGCGTTAGATAGTCAGGGCGTTGTTAATGATGAAGATGATACTTATGTAAGTTATGCTTTTGCTAGGACACCGGGTCTGATTGGTATTGGCTCATATACAGGAAATAACTCTGCTGATGGTCCATATATAGTTATTGATGACGGGGCATCTGGTTTCAGACCGGCTTGGGTAATGATAAAAAGAATTGGGTCTACAGGAAATTGGGTTATTCGTGATGCGGTAAGAAACCCATATAACCCTGTAAACTTAGAACTTTATGCTAATGCGACTGATGCAGATTATACAGAAGACCCTGGCTTAGATTTTACTGCGAATGGTTTTAAACTTAGAGATACGGCGGGAGCAATCAATGCTTCTGACAGCTACATCTATCTAGCATTTGCCGAGAATCCATTTGGTGGCGACGGTGTAGCGCAAGCGAAGGCACGGTAATAAAACATGGCCCAAAAAGTGACGACCAAGGTAGAGAGAAAGATAATCCGCCGTAGAAGCAAGCCTGTTCATCTTCGGCACCGAAAGAAACTGGGTCCAAAGTCGCATATGCGCGTAAGATAGATCGGAGAAGGAAAATGACCACAGTATACAAGGTTAATGGTCAAACAATCAGACCGGGTCGCGCATGGAAAGATGCGAACGGCACCCTACAGCCTAAGAACTGGCAAATTTGGTCTGAGGACGAGAAAAAGGCAGCGGGTATCTCTGAGGTTGTAATGCAGCCGTTTCCTGATGAGAGGCTTTATTGGTCATCCCATAATGACGATGGAACCGTTGCCTCAACAGCTAAGTCATTAACGGATGTGAATGAAGTCGATAAGGACGGAAAAGCTATTCTTGATAGCGACGGCAACCAGCTTGTAACGCTTGGAGTCAAAAGCAACCTTAAGAATGAGGTAAAAAGTCAACAGGCATCCCTCCTCGCTCAAACCGATTGGGCCATAGTGCGGAAGGCCGATAAAGGCACTGCTGTACCATCTAACATTCAAACATGGCGAGACGCCATTCGCACCAAGGCAACAGAGATGGAAACGGCTATTGATAACGCTGCGGACACCGATGCGGTTGAGGCGCTGTTCCTCAAATGGACGACGGACAGTGATGGCAAGACCACCAAATCTGGTATTTTGTATGAGTGGCCTGAACTCGGATCGTAACTATGCCGTTAACCAAAGTCGCATTTAACCCTGGAGTTAATAAAGAATCCACCTCCTACGCGGCGGAGAACGGATGGTTTGACTCTAATCTTATCCGTTTTCGCAAGGGACGAGCGGAGAAGATGGGGGGCTGGAGTAAAATAAGCTCAAATTCTGTGCAAGGAACTACTAGGTCTCTTCACGTATTTTCTGCCTTAGATGCTTCTAAGTTAATGGGCGTTGGCACCGAAGAAAAGTTCTATATTGAAGAGGGCGGAACGTTTAACGACATAACGCCTCTAAGACGGACCCAAACTCTGGGCTCAAACCCTATTACAACAGGATCTTCCGGAAGTGCCGTAATCACGTTTACGGACGTTAACCATGGAGCGCGGACCGGTGATTTCGTTACAATATCCGGAGCGACGACAACGGATGGCGTGACTGCGGCTCAGATAAACCTTGAGTTTGAAATTACGGTCATTAATTCAAACACCTTTACCGTGACTACGACGGGAAGCGCGTCTTCTGGAAGCACCGCAGGAGGAGGTTCCGCTGTTGTTGCGGCCTATCAAATCAGCGCGGGTCTCGGGGTAGTTGTTCCAGGAACTGGGTGGGGAGCCGGTTTGTGGGGGGGCTATAGCAGTTCTTTCTCTGAGACAACGCTTGATGGCGCGATTAACAACTCAGTCACGTCTTTAGCCCTGACATCCGCGTCAGACTTTGAGGCTGTGTCTACTACGTTGTCGGCCAACATAACGGACGTTAGTACGTCAATACCCCTATCGAATTCGTCGTCGTTTGCTTCCAAAGGGACTATTCTAGTCGGTAGTGAGAAAATTGAGTACGGTAACAATAATTCTAATGTTCTTTCCGATCTTACACGGGGCGCAGATGGGACGACTGCGGCAGCGGCTAGTAGTGGTGCGAGTGTAACCTTTGTCGGGATTATGCTGATAGACGACGAACTCATTCAATACACTGGCAAAAGCACTAACACCATAGACGCGGGCGTGGTTAGAGGAGTTCGTGGCACAACGGCAGCGGCTCATGATGATGACGTTGCGGTTAAAGAAGCAAACGCTTTTGTAGGCTGGGGAGAGGCTGCAAACATAACTACCTCCGCTGGTTCCAACATTCGCCTTTGGTCTCAAGACAATTGGGGCGAAGACCTCACCTTTAACGCTTTCGATGGAACGCCGTATTATTGGGATAAAACATTGGGTCTAACAGCTAGGGCCGTTTCTCTGGCGGATTCTTCGGGTGCCGTTAGTGCGCCTACAGTAGTGCGGCGTATGATGCTTTCAGGATCCGATAGGCATCTGGTATGTTTTGGGGCTAATCCGATAGGCGATACGAACCAGGACCTGTTGATGGTCCGGTGGAGTGATCAGGAAAATCCTTTTGACTGGTTTCCTACTGCAACAAACACAGCAGGTTCTCAAAGAATATCTTCTGGGTCTGAGATACTTACCGCGCACAGAACCCGCCAGGAGGTACTGATTTGGACGGATGCCTCTTTACATGCGATGCGTTTTACGGGACCTCCGTACACGTTTACGTTTAGTCTTCTTGCCGACAACATTTCTATTATAGGTCCGAATGCCGCCGTTGCCTCTGGGGACCGTGCTTTCTGGATGGGGCGCAATAATTTCTATGCATATAGCGGACGTACTCAGGTCATACCATGCACGGTTCTGGAACACGTATTTTCTGATATAAATTTGGCTCAAGACTTTAAGTTTTTTGCCGCTTCCAACAAGCTTTTCGATGAGATTTTTTGGTTCTATGCATCCGCTAGTTCAGACGAGATAGACCGATACGTTAAGTTTAATCACGTAGAGGGCGCGTGGGACATTGGAACGTTGGTACGAACGGCGTGGGTAGATTCTGGAGCGCACGATAATCCAAGAGCCGGGGGCGCTTCTGGGGGGACTCAGTACATATACAACCACGAAAGCGGTCAGAACGACGACGGCAGCGCAATGTCCTGTTTTATTGAATCCACTGATTTTGATCTTGGTGATGGTGAGCAGTTTATGTTTGTAGACAAGCTCATCCCGGATCTTCGCATTAATGATACCAGCAGCGACAGTTCTGGTTCTGTAAACTACTTGGTAAAAACGCGGGACTTTCCCTTAGATTCTTTACAGACGCAATCTACAAGTAATGTTACAAACAGTACGCAACAGTCTTTTATTAGAGCCAGAGGGCGGCAAGCCGTGGTCCGTGTAGAGAGTTCCTCGCTGGATATAAACTGGACGCTGGGTGATCTACGTATGAACATCCGTCCGGACGGGAGGCGCTGATGGTAAAGTTGTTGGACCATTCGATGCCCACTCCACCGGAAGAATATGACACAGAGGCCTTCACGCGAATACTCCGCGACATAGAGATGGCTTTAACAAAGCTAGAGTTTCCTGCGGTAGTGAGCGGCGACGACGAAACACAAAGCATGTTATGGTTCGGTGAGTAATGGGCGTAGCGTACAAAAACGCGGCAAGTTTGGTTGGCTCTACAGGGGACGTTACCGTGTACACCTGTCCTGCTACACAGACGGATCCTACCGTTGTGACACAGGCCATCGTGCGGAACATAAATTTGTATAACAGCCATTCTGGCACTATAGTGATATACCCGAAGATAACCGACAGTTCCGCGTCTACGACTGTTACTCTAAATAAGATAAGTCTCGGAACTCTCGCACAAACGTCACTTGAAGGTCCCTTTAACTTAGAGTCCGGTGATGCACTCATTTTAAACTGCGATACGGCGTCGAAGATATTCCTCTTCGCGAGTATCCTAGAACTACGGTACTCATAGCTATGCAGCAATCTCATCAGAATCTTTCCAACGGACTGCAATCCTTTGCGGATGTATCTCCTGATTATGAATTAGCGCCGATTGGCATTGGTTCGATTAAGGACCAAGCCGAAAAACTCGCGGAGTACGGGCGTAACGGTGACATCTACATCGTTCACGCTGCGGAAGGCGAGACTGTGGTGCCTATGGAGGTCCTTGATGCCAACCCAAAAGTTAAAGAACTTTTGTTTGGTCAGATGCGCGACATGGGCTTGGACCCGCAGGAATTCGTTGTAGGTAGCGAATTAAACAGCATCAACCCGTCCACGGGTATGCCGGAATTTTTCTTTAAAAAGATATTCCGGGCGGTCAAGAAAGCCGTTAAGGGCGTTGTAAACGTTGTTAAGAAGGCCGCACCTGTTGTCCTTCCAATTGCACTGACCGCTTTTGGGGTTCCGTTTCTTGGTGCGGCGATGCCGGGTCTTTTTGGCGCGGGGTCAATAGGCGCAGGCTTTATTGGTGGCGCTGCGGGAAGTTTAGCAGGTGGAAGCAGTCTTAAAGACTCTCTTAAATCTGGCCTTATATCCGGTGGTATTGCGGGCCTTACAGGAGGCCTTAAAGGTGCGTTTGGCTACGGTCCAACTGGATCTTCAACGACTGGATTCCAAGGGTTTAAAGAGGGCCTTGGTCAAACCGTTGGAATGGGACCTGCGGGTTATGTCAATCCCACGGCGAGTGAACAACTTAACAGGTTGGCTAGTGGAGATGTTGGAGAGTTTCTTGGGGCGAAACCCTACCTTGACCCGACTGTTCCAGGTGCCACGCTCCCGTCAACCTCTTATTCGCAAAATGTTCCTGGCGGGGACATATTAGGTTCTTCAAACATTAGACAGGTTAGTGCAGCACCCGACTATGTCAGCAGTACGGGCAAGGACATTATTTTGGGCAGCGAGGGAGTAGCAAAACCCGCGCCTTTTGCTTTATCACCCGCCGAATATCAGGCAGGGCTTCGTCCTGATCTTCATGGAGTTGCAACAAGCGGCGGGCAGGTCCCACTTCCAGCTACACCGGCGGCTCCGGCGGCTCCAGCGGCTTCCGCAATCAACATACCTACTGTCGA